GAAAGAGCTCGAATAGCCACCATCCACCCTTGTCACCCTTGTCGCATACGCAGAGCAAATAGAGGGGCTTCGTGGGAAATTTCACGATGAGTTCCACAAAGGCCATGATGAGAATATCGTATCGCTTTCGAGGCTGATTGCGATTGAGATTCATGAAGAGGAATATGTCATCGGGCAATTGTAGCTGACGACGTGCAAGCTCTTTCGGCATAGGGAAAAACATGGTGCGCTGAAATCCGTGAAGAAGAATATCCATCGGGCGAGTGATGCCCTGTCCCTTTAGACACTGCTTCCAAAAGGGCGTGAATGTGAAAATGCGGTCTGCATCGCGATTCAGCATATCAAGAAGGACCTGGGACTGCATCGTATATACTTGGTCGCAGTAGACCCATATTTGGAATGTGCGCGGTATTCCGGACTTGCGAATCTCCTCCATGAAACGGGCAACCACGCTCAAATCATTATAAATCATTACCACGTGAGGCCTCTTTCGCCGAATCACGTCGGGGAGAGCCTGATAGGCGAATCCTTGGGCCACCGGCTTCTCTAGAGACGTGGCGTCAATCACCTCTACATTTGAAGGATAGGAGCGAAATCCGGTAGGAACACCGGAGAATTTCTGAAATCCATAGTGGGTCAATTGTAGCCAGGGCTGCTTCGAAAGCTCCGAAAGGAGTCCATAGCTGATTTTTGAATACCCAGTGAACTGGTGAACATGGGTGCTTACCAGCATGAACTTGAGCTTCTTTGTGGTGGAGGCCGTCGGTGTCGTCTCCGCCTGAGGCTTTTCGGCCACCTTTTCGGCCACCTTTTCGGTAGCCGATTCGGTAGGTTCCATATCACTGGATGCTAAAATGGCCTCCAAACTTTTTAAGTATGCCGGAACATCATCCATTCTATGACAGATAATTACAATCACTTTAGATGGAGAATCCATTCCGTTGCCTGCTTTTTGAGTTCATGTGTCCATAGTGTCCATCCATTCAGAACCTTTTTCCGATAAATCTCGAGCGCCTCGGGCCTTGATATAAGGGAATACATCACCTTCGTCGCCTCTTCCCATGTCGATAGAGATACAAGAGGTATATATTGCGATACCCATAGAAACCATGCTTCATTGAGCGGGGTTCGAAGAACAAGAGGAATACATCCCGCTTCCAGTGCCTCATAGAAGCGGAAGGTTTCTGCATTTTGACCAATTGGGCATGGTACAAAAATAGAATTTAATAGGATGTCCAAATATTCCGACTTGGAAAGATTTTCGGGATGATTCCATGACTCATAAAATTTATAGGATTTATTCACTTTCATATCAATGAGGGCTGCCATTTCATTCGAGCGATTTTGCCAATTGGTTCCATGAAATGACCAGTGAAATTCGCGGAAAGGTAGCTGGGGAGTTTTGAGAAGTGGTGGATGTTCTAGATGTAATTTACTCCAGTGGTATCCGAGTGGAATAATCTTGATTTTCGATTCGGTTCCTGGCGGAAAATCCTTTCTCATATAGAACCGCAGAATACTTATGCAGTTGGGGAGAGAATAAGAGGTTAAGGAATCTCTGTGTGAAGGATTCACAAACTCGTCAGCCATATGGAGAATTTTGAAACGGATACCCCTTTGATCCCATATTTTCATTAGTTGCGTTGCCTCTTCAATATAGGGACGCGTTAATACCATAATAGGAATTTTATCAATTGGCGATGTTTCATCGACGATTCTTATTTGAACATTTTTCAAATTTCCCATGAGACTACAAAGCCACGATGACTCGTATAGGCACGTAAAATCCGTAGAAACACCATTTACACTTACAAATTCTGTAGGGAGTATACCATACTTTTCCGAAATTACATTATTTGTGGGGACGATTCTCTTTTCTGTGTTGCCCCCCTTTTTTACTTCAAAAATAGAACGTAGAAGTGTATTCATATCATATGGAGTATTATTGACAGGTATCTTATTCAAATCAAATCGCTCATCATTATTCCAAAGATCGCTATCAAATGTGTCGACGCGCGAGAAATTGTTGAAGTCGCTATTTGCATAGGAGGGGTCATCATCCTGAAAACACCCTGCAACGACCGGTGTCAAAAAATACAAGTTCATCGTATCACATGGACTACACATAATATGGTCAGCACTTGTCCAGTAGCCCCGATGTTGTTCCAGCGCCTTCATAATCTTGAGTGCCCCCTGGCGTGATAGGATGTAGCTGTATGCACAGGAATGGAAATACGTATTCGGCGGCTCTTGTCCGAAGAAGTTATGAGGCTTAATACGGCTATAGTATTTCGTCACAGGCTCCAGTAATTTCTCGAACATAGCGCGGTTAGGAGGAAGAATCCCTCCGAGGTAGAGCACATCGTAGTCTTCGGGTACATGTGCCATCGATTTACTTAGAAGTTCTTGCCAACCGGGATGAAACTTGACATCATCCTCTAAAATCAGATAATTCTTGATATCGGGGTGATCGTTCACTAGCTTCCACCAGACGCTCAAATGGCTGAGTGCACAGCCCATGACTGCCCGCTTCCAGAAGAAGTCATTGGGTTTGAAGAGCTGTGCCAACTCGGGGGTCAAGACGAGCGTTTTTCCATCAAAGGCGGAGATGCGCTGGACACGTCCCTCTAGTTCCGGATGCTGTGTATAGAGTTTTTCCAGCCGATCTTGACGACGATCCAGATTAATCACGAAACAATCGGAAATGCCCGGTAAGAAATCAATACTACTATTGAAATTCCCCCGATGAACATAAATGGATTGGCCCAGTTGAAAGGTCTTTCGCATGCTGTGATCGCCGTAGACCTTATCAAGAGGATAGGTGGGAAGAGCGTGGCGACGCATGAGTATACTTAAGATGCTCTGATCCTGGCGATGGCCATAGGATTTTCCATCCGTGCCCACGCCCGAAATGCGCGGTCCTACGAGAATATCCTTATCCTGGGCAAGGGCAAACGCCTCTTCAAATAGTTTCGTAGGTGCAGTATGACCGGAACGGAAACAGAGAATGCCGGCCACTATCTGTTTCTTATTACGCTCCTCGTCGGTTACATTGAGGCGACTACAGAATAGATCGCCACACCAGCGGTCGTTCTCCTCTCTCGGATCTTCTAGGAAGCAGATTCCGTGTTCGGCTGCCATTCCAATCCATGTAGTGGGCCACCTACATAGGACGGATCCGGCATCCATATAGAGAATCAGAGAGCCCTGTAAGGATTCGCGCTTCACAAGAGTATGATATATCCAGATTTTCCAGCCATAATGCGTGGGTTCCCAAAAATCGGGGAAATTCGGGGGTGTCCAATCTGCCGGTACATACTCAAAGGAGGCGAATGGATACGTCTCAAATAGATTGGCACGAGTTTCCTCTGAGACATCTGGGCCCATAAATACGATCGCCTTCAATTGCGGTAGAACACGTGTTTGTGCTCGTATGGCCGATAGCCAGTGTTGTAGGCTACCGAGGAAAGAGAATGTTACATATGTGACCACAACGGGCAACTCGGGTCGAGTGGCGACTGCAGTGGTCACAGGGGTAGCCTCCCTCCGAAAATAGTCCATTCCCTGTTTTGATTCGGGGCTTCCTGCTGCACACCCCAAAAATCGCGGCATCGTCTTTAGAGCGGCCTCGGGTACACCCATGTGTTTATATAGACGAGAGGCGCATTCGGCCAGAGTGCGTCGAACCAAGTCGACACGATATTCGTCGAGGGCGGGCGTCGACGCCATCTTACGCCACATTTCGTCATTCGTATCGACCTCTTTTACGGCGCGGATGAGCTCATCAGGCGTGGTGAAGTTCCTTGCATCGATACATCCTGCAGTATCAAAGTCTCTTTGAAATTCGGGATCTCCCCAATAAATCGGAATTGTCCCTGCCGCCTTTGCATGTAGATATTTCTCCGTACAATATCCCATCGCCTTGGAATTCTCATAGGTTATGGCGAACTTATAGTTCATCATGAACTTCGTCTTCTTCAACTCACCGCCGCCACCACCAAGGCCCGCCGCCAACTCGTCGCCTATGGTATTGAAAAGGGCTCCACCACTATCAACGAGCTTATACTGATTCAGCGAATGAAAGGCCTGATTGCGAATCGGATTTGATGGATTAGACACAACAAAGCTACAGAATTTCCTACGAGATTCCAGTGTAGTTTCATACGTCTGTGTACATAACTGGAGGGGAATCGGTTTCGGATTCACAAGGCGCTCCACATCTGCTTGAAACCAGTCGATTTCCATCATCCACAGCGGAAATCGCATATAATTATCCTTTATCATATAGCTGTGTTGATAGCCCATATTGAGTACCACGTCATCCCGCTGAATCGGTGGAGAATTTTCTCCCGTAAAATGGACTTTTGGAATATGGCTGGGAAATTTCATCCAATCGTTGCCAAAGGGTCCGAAAACAATGAGATCGGGTTTTTGTTCCATATCCCATGTCTGCATATTCCATCCTACAACCGAATACGAGGGCGTCATTTGTTTTCCTGCTGCATTGAGAAGTAGCGTAAAAAAGTTGTAATCTCCTT